GTCGCGGTAAAGGAAGAAAGCAAGGAAGCTATCAAGGAAGCTACCAAGCTAGAAAGCAAGAAAGAAAGCGAACTAGAAAGCAAGACCGAAACCGCTCCTCAAACAAAGACTGAGGAAGTGGCTTCGCCGGCTCCCACGGGCACCAAGGCCCTGTTCCCGAACCTGATCCGCCGGGCCGAGAACATGCTCGACCGCGCCTTCAGGCTGGCCCAGGGAGAGCAGGCCCCGAACCGGATCATCGCCCAGGAGCAGACCCCGGCCTCACTGGTCCGGACGGCCCTGAAGAATTCGTCGGCGCTGGCCGCTTTCCTGGCGACCACCGGTCAGGCGCCCAAGCACGAGCTGACCCAAGAGATCGCCGTCCGCTACCAGGCGCTGCTGGCCAATGGCACCGACACCGAGGCGGGTCAGAACCTCAAGGGTATCCTGAAGGCGATGAACACCAGCCTGGCCAAGTTCCTGGCCGATCCCGCCATCCGGGCCAAGCTCAAGAGCGGCGAGCCGGTCAACCGCTGGCAGGACGGTAAGGCGCTGAACATCCTCGACGAGGCGGACGGCAAGCTCAAATACAACGAGTTCCTTCAGCAGGCAGCAGCCCTGGCCGGCATCCAGTGGTACCTGACCGCCAACAACTTCACCAAGGAACTCTCGCTCGAAGATCTCTCGGAGATCACCGGCCTCGATGCGGACGCCGTCCAGTCGCTGTCCAAGACAGAGATCGATAACCTCAGCCAGGGTGTCAGTCTCGACGACGCGATCGGCAACCTGTCCGGCCTGATCACCCAGTTCTGGGGCCTGAAGTCGGACGCCGCAGCCGACCTGGCCTATGCTCAGGGCATTCCCCAGGCGGTCGCCGCCGAGGTGCTCCAGGCTCTGATCAAGCAGGGCCTGGTGACCAAGCCGCCGTCTGTCCGGCTGGGGCCTGAGCACGGCCTGGCCGAGGAGCGGACGATTGACCGCTACGTGGTCGAGTCTCTCGATGAGCAGGACCCGCTGAAGGGCTATCCGACCGCGATCCAGGACGCGGTGATGATCGAGCCCACCGAGGTGGTCTTCCTCGGCGAGGATCTTCCCCCGGTGGCCAAGCGCCAGATGAACAACCCGGATGTCGCCAATACGCCGGAACAGATCCAGGCCCTGGAGAACGAGCAGAAGACGCCGTTCTACATCAACGAGACGATGCTGAACATCTACGCAGCACTCGGCGTGGACGGCATGGTCACGCTGTTCGGCGCCGGGGATACCTCCAAGCGGGTGCTCAACGAGACCCACGCCAAGACTTTGGAAGGCCAAAACCGGATGGTCCTGTCCTCGCTCGGCAGCCTGTCTTCCCTCTTGGATCAGGTCAACAACCGGGCCTCGGCCCTGGGGGTCAAGCCTGCTGAGGTGGCGATCCGCTACGGCTACAACTTCTCCCGTGTCGGCCGCATGCAGATGCTGGGCAGCTATAACCCCCAGGCGAGCAAGCTGGTCCGCGAAGCGGTCCTGCCGACCTGGAGCACGCTCGATCTGTCCGACCGCGGCAGCGAAGCCTCCCGCTCGTTCTTCCTCGGCATGGCCCAGGCGCTGGACATCAAGGTTCACAAGAAGGGCATCGACCAGTCGGTCACCGAGGTTCAGGCCCTGCTGTCCGGCGCTCTGGCTCCGGCGGTCGCGATGCTGGCTGACCTGGACCCGGTCGATCCCGTGCTGGACGCCGACGCCCTCAAGGATATCTTTAAGGACGCCAAGGTGCCGGTCTCGGCGATCGCGCTGCACGCCCTGTCCGAGTACGCCCGCTACACCCAGGCCGGACCCAAGGAACTGACAGCCTTCCGCACCGGTCTCTATGTCGAGGCCGACGGTGTCACCAACGGTCCCATCAATGCCATGGTGCTGATGAGCGTCGGCAAGTTCACGCCCCAGTGGGTCCATAACGTGGCCAAGGGTGGTTTGTCGTTTGGTTCACCTAAGACCATGTTTGAGCTGAACCAGCGGGACAGCACCGATCTGTACGGCGCCTCGGCTGAGGCGACCGGCCAGCGTCTCAAGGCGCTGGACAAAGTGCTCCGCCACCAGGGGCAGGGTCTGGTCGAGCAGGCGGCCCAGCTCTACGGCATGATGTCGCTGCTGGGGATGAAGGGCGTTGATTTCGATCCGAACCGCCCCGAGGGCAACCAGCTCAAGATCGACCGCAACATCGCCAAGAACCCGCTGACCATCACGATCTACGGCTCGTCGGCTCCCGGCATCGCCAACAAGCTGGTCAGCATGCTGGCCGACGAGGTCCATGCCCGGATGTCGGTCGCCGCCGAGGCGATGAAGAAGGACTCCAAACTTAGCTTTGTGGATGCCCTGTTCCCCGGCGAACCGGAGAAGGGCCGCCAGCTCGCCCAGATGATCAACGACCTGACCACCCAGAAAGTCACCTTCAACAAGGCAAAGAACGAGTATTCCCTGGTCAGCGTGCCGACCCATGACCGGGCTCCCGATCCGGTCACGTTCAAGTTCGACAAGCTGGAGCTTGATGCTCTCCGGGCGAACATGCTGAACCTGCTGGTCAACCCGATGCGGGACGGCATCACCGAGGTGGTCGGCGAGCCCCTGATGAAGGCGGTGACCCAGCTCCGCATGGCGACCCAGGCACAGAGCATCGTGCTGGAGCAGCTCTACAAGCAGGGCATCGAGGACGCCATCAAGGAGCGCCAGAAGGCGGACCCGGACTTCCGCAAGGGCGACTTCCTGTCCCAGGCCGACCTTGCCAAGGTCCTTCAGCGGCTGAAGGGTATCTCTCCCTTGGTTCAGGCCGCCGGCCAGGTCTTCATGATCACCAAGAGCCAGAAGATCTCCCGCGACAAACATGCCTTCGCCCGCGCCCTTGACGGCACGATGCGGACCACGGCCCAGGTCTACGCCCCGACCAACGCCGGGGTCGCCGGCATCCCGTTCACGACGATCGGCTTCGGCGACGGCGTCATGATGCTGAACCTGGCGCTGGACACCGCGGTCCAGGGCACCCTGAAGATCTTCGACGGCATGAACATGCCTCTGGATAAACTTGGGGATTACAGCCGCAAGGCCAACAAAGCTGTCTCGCAGTCCTGGGCGAACAATCCGCTCCGGGCCGTGGCCGAGACCTACGCCAAGTTCGTCGAGAACAAGGACCAGATCGCAGCCTCCCTGGATCGGGAAGCCGCCGAGATCGCGGACCCGGCCAAGCGGATCTACAACCAGACCCTGGTGCGGGCGCTGTTCGAGGATGCCAAGAAGGGCCAGGTCCTGCCGACCGAGACGATCCTGGCCCAGATCGTCCGGTTCCAGGCAAACCTCAACTGGGCGGCCGACTCGGTCGAGGCCCGGCACAGGGCCATGGCCGATGTCGCGATGAGCGTGGACCAGATGGCGGCGGCCGGTGCCCCCTACGTCAACAGCCGGCCGGGAGCCGTTCTGCCCGAGCTGACCACGGACCAGACGGTCGAGCTGCTGGAGGACCGCTACCGGTTCCACCTCGCCAACAAGACGGTTGCTCCCGCCGCTCCGGCACCGGCCACGCCTAAGCCTGTGGATAAGCCGGCTGTCAAAGTTGCGGCCGCACCGGCTCCGGTACTGGATCTGGGCAAGATCGGCCGCACGGACAAGGCCAGCGGCGTTCGCCTGATCGGCTTCACGGCACTGAAGAAGCTGGCCCGCAAGAGCGGTTTCAGCGAGGGCCAGAAGGTGATCCTGGGCGAGATCCTGCGCTCGCTGGGAACCAAGGAATACACCGTGGTCTCCGGCTCCGCCGAACAGATCGCGGCCTACCAGAAGGCGCGGGGTCTGACCGGCCTGAATGCCAGGCAGACCGGCGACAGCCGGGTTCACGGCTATGTCTCGATCGGCGACCGGACGATCTACCTGATCGACCCCTCCCCCGAGACGCTGGTTCACGAGCTGGTCCACGCCGCGACCTTCGAGATATTGGCGGCGCACTACCAGGGCCGGACCCAGGGCGAGGATGCCAAAGTGGTTTCGGACACCGTTCAGCGGCTCGAAGCCATGATGGACCAGTTCCTCGGCATGCCGGTCGATCCGGTCACGACTCCGATCGAGATCCAGGAAGCGATCGAGCGTGCCAAGTCCCAGATCGAGAACGCCGAGTCGCCGGCCGAAGCGCTCAACGAGTTCATGGCCTGGGGCCTGACCAACCAGCAAGTTGCCTCTAAGCTGAAGGACACCAAAGTAAACCCGTGGGTCCAGCTCGCCAAGGATGTCTTCAAGGCGCTCAAGTCCCTGATCTGGGGCCGCAAGAAAGCCCCGGCCGTTGCCGACGACGTGCTCTCGAACCTCCAGTTCAACGCCGGTATCCTGGTCCGGACCCAGCTTAACATCTCCTCTCTGGTTCAGAGTGCTACGCTGTTCCACCAGTCGAACGGGATGTCCAACCGGCTGGTCCAGCTTCGGGATGCCCTCGACGCCAAGGTGATCGGCCTGCTCAACGGCTCGCCCAACCGGAATCTTGCGCTCCAGGCCGAGCTGAGCGATGTCATGGACCTGACGGCCGATGTCACCGACGCCTTCGCCGCGGAATTCTCGATGGACGCCGGGCAGCGCTCCACCTTCGAGATGGTGGTCAAGGCCCTGGCGCTGCGGACGGAGGTGGATAGCTCGGGCATGGCCCGGCTTCAGGAGATCTACGCCCACGTCATCAAGAACCTGAACCTGGCCAGCTTCGTTCCGGAGAACCCGGTCGATCGGCAGGCGGAGGAGCAGTATTCGGCCCTGAAATACAACCTCATCCTGGGCAAGACGATCCGCCGCAACGATCCGCAGGGGCGCTCCACGCTGCTGCCGGCCTTCCTGGCTCTGGCCCTGGTCAACGACGAGTTCCGCCAGGTGCTCTCCAATATCGAGCTGCCCAAGACCGCCCGGAACGCCGCCGGGACGGTGGACGCCAGCCTGGAGAACGTCGGCGCCGAATGGATGGACTGGCTGTCCCGCACCCTGTCGGGCGAGGGCAAGAGCCGGAATGTGAGCCAAGCGGTTGACCGGCTGGCCGATCAGATCACCAAGTCGGCCCTGGCCGAGCAGACCCTGATTTCCGAGATCGGCTCCAAGGCCCAGGGGACCAGCGAGAGCGTCAACCGGGCGATGGCCAACGGGCTCGATACCCTGGCGGACAAGACCATCCTGCTGAACCAGAAGCTCCAGCAGGGCGCCTCTCCCAAGGCGGTCAAGGCGCTCGGCTCGGTCGCCGAGACGCTGACCCGGATGGCCTCGGAGAAGAACGGTGACGCGGTCTCGGTCGGCATCATGGATGCCGCCAGCCGGACGAAACTCTGGAAGCCGGTGTTCGACCTGATCAACGAGGCGGTCGGCCGCACCCTGGAGAACGGCCCGGTCTACGACATGATCAAGCAGGTCCGGGCGGTGGCTCAGCAGCTCCGCCAGGAGTTCCGCGACACGGTGCCCCGCGTGATCTCGGCCAAGTTCAGCCGGACCCTGACCGAACCGGAATGGTCGGCGCTGTATGTCGGTTTGGGCAAGACCGATCTCGCGGTGCTGATGGAGGGGTCCACCCTCCAAGAAACCTTGGGGGTGCTGACCGGCAACCGGGCGCTGAACGCCCGGATCAGCGATCTTGAAGGTCAGATCCAGCGGAGCAATCCCGGCTCCTGGTCGCTCTACCAGGACAAGATGGAGCAGCTCGCCTCCTTCATGGTGACCGGCAAGACCAAGGGCAACCTGCTGCGCAACGTTCACGCGATCAGCCGGCTGCTCGGGATCGACAAGCCCAAGGGCTGGCAGCTCCCCGACGACACCGTGGTCCGCCAAATGGACAAGCTGGTCACGCTCTACGCGGTGAAGGCGATGTCCCAGGCTGAGCGGGACACGGTTGCCTCCTTGGTTCAGGCCGAAGGCGACGGCGTCGGGTTCACTCTCAACTACCTGGTCGGCCAGCGCCGGGCCGAGATGGAGAAGGCGCTGACGGGCAAGGCGCTGTTCAACCACTACAAGGGGCATCTGCCGAGCGAGACTCGGAAGGGTGTCTCCCTGACGGTGGCCGACGACCGTAAGGCCGCCAAGCTGCGCGAGCAGGGCTACGTCCGGGTGGCCGGTTATGCGGGCAGCATCCTGGAGAGCCGCCGGGGATCGATCGGCTACTACCACGCGCCGATCAGCGGCCGGGCGGCGTTCACTCAGGGTATCTTGCAGAACATCAAGCAGACCGCCAGCGGCGTCGATCAGGCCACCGGCTACACCACTGGTCTGGTCGCCGGCCGTATCCTCGACCGCTTCAAGATCGCGACCTTCGCCCGCTCCATGAACGGCGAGCCGAGCGGCACGGAAGTCCTGCTGCCGGTCTACTCGGATGTCGGTCAGGTGATCGCCTTCGAGCGGGCGGTGGACCCCACCCAGCTCCAGCGGATCAAGCCGTCCAGCAACCTGGCCGACATGATCGGTGTCTGGCGCGGCCGTCAGCTTGAGGAGGGCTTCGCCCAGACGACCAACGAAACGCTGGTGGACCGGCTGTACCAGATGCATCGCGACGATCTCCGGGCCAGTGCCTCGAACCAGAGCAAGTACATCAACCTGTTCGACGGCGGTAACAGCGCCGTCATCCGGGATGCGGTGTCGCTGTTCTCGGACGAGACGATGGAGTACATCCGGGACAAGTTCGGCACCGAGTTCTGGGTCCGCCGGGACCAGGTGGACAACGCCGTCGGCTACCGCATGGCGTCCGTCCGGGACCTGTTCGACGCGGAGAAGTCGCCGCTCTCGACGAACGCCCAGGCCAACCTGAAGAAGGCCCTGGTCGGTCTGACCAGCCCGGAGGTGTTCCGCTACCTGGTTCAGGGCGAGCAGGCGGTGCAGGGCTTCGTCCACAGCATGCGCGAGAACATCGTGATCCGGTCGATGATCGTGCCGGCCTACAACGCGGCGTCCAACATGGTCCAGCTCGCGATGAAGGGGGTTCCCTGGAACGACATCGGCAAGGGGGCGGGAACCAAGCTGAGCGAGATCCACGGCTATACCCGGACCCGGCTGCGCGAGGTCGAGCTGGAGGCTGAGCTGCGGGCTGCCGGGACCGATCCGATCCTGGCGCGCAGGCTCCAGACCGAGATCGACACGATCCAGGACAGCTACAGGCGCCTCAGCATCTGGCCGCTGATCGAGGCCGGCGAGTTCTCCACTGTGGCGGACGTGGGCATGACGGCGGAAGACCTGGAGATCACGTCGGGCAATCTCGCTGGCTTCGTCCGCAAGCAGATCGACAAGCTGCCGCCCAAGCTCCAGACGGCGGCCCGCTACGGTCTGGTGTCACGGGACACGGCCCTGTTCGCCGGTCTCCAGAAGGCGGTCCAGTACGGCGACTTCGTCGCCAAGGCGATCCTCTATGATGATCTGGTCAAGCGCCGGAAGCTGTCCTCCAAGGACGCCCTGGTCAGGGTCACCGAGGCTTTCGTCAACTACGACTTCCTGCCCGGCCGGGCCAGGAACTATCTGGAGAGCATCGGTCTGCTCTGGTTCTTCAACTACAAGATCCGGATCGCCAAGCAGGCCCTGATCATGCTGCGGGAGAACCCGCTCCAGGCCCTGATCGGGACCGCCCTGCCGTTGCCGGACGGGGTCGGCACGACCCTGGAGGACAACGTGTTCACCAAGCTGGCCGAGGGTTCGCTGCCCTACTCGGTGGGGCCGGAGATGGCCTTCCGGGGCATGCACATGAACCCCTGGTACAACCTCGCTTTCTAACCGATAACCTAACCAAAAAAGAAGCCCCTCCAAGAAGACTTGGAGGGGCTCAGTTTCCCCGGTCCAGGGAGGCACAGTCGGACCAGGATCAGTTGACCGGCTTGCGCAGGTTGGCGAACAGCGACCGGGCGGGCGGTGCCGGCACGTCGGCAGCCTCTTCCTCGATGGCGTCGGCTTCCGGCTCGGCGGTGTTGGTGTTGGCGGTTTCGGTGACGGTGACGGCTTCCTCAACGGCAGCCGGCTCGACATCGAACGGGACCGATTCGGTTTCCACCACGGGCTCGGCGACGACGGGTGCCGGAACGAGCTTCTTGGGAGCGAACGCCTTGACGTTGGTCTCGGCCTTGGGAGTCTCGACCTTGGCCGGAGCGGCTTTCTTGGTGGTGGCTCCTGCGGGAGGAGAGTAGACGGTGGTCTGGATCAGGTCGATGGTGGCGCCGTCGTCGGTCATGGTGACCTGGATCTCGGTGCCGTCGCTGATGACCAGCTTCTGGGAGATGTAGTCTACCAGGGCCTGCTGGACGATCTGGGCGATCTCCGCCTGGGCTAGAAGGATCTTCATGGGGGTCTATACCTGCTGGTTGATGCGCATGATGTTCTGGAAGAGGGGCGTCAACACCCCGGCATGAATGGTGGCGATGGCGTCGGCGACGTGCTCCGCATTCTTGGTCAGCTTTCCCCGGAACAGGGGGAAGTTGGCTTTAGGATAAAGTTTAAGGGCCTCGGCAATCATCTGTTCCTTGGTCGCAGTCTTGCAACCGGTGAAGGCTTTCTTGACCTCGGTCGGTGACACCTCGATCAGTTGGATACCCTCGGCCCGGATGGTGCCCAGGATGCCGACGCAGACCCCGTAGGAGGCCATGGCGCGGGCACTCTGGGAACCCACCGGAACCTCGACGAACACCAGCATGGCCTTGCGGGCGGCCGACAGGACGCCGAGTGCCAACTGCTCGGCGATGGCCAAGTCGGTGGAGTTCTGCCGGACCTGTTTGCCCTTTGGGTCGTTGGGCTCGATGATCGAGAGACGGGGCGTGTCGAGATACCCCGTCTCCAGATCGAGGACGCTTTCGGCAAGACCCCAGTGACGTAAACTTGGGTCCATGCCGAGAACGGGGAGCTTCACGGGATCAGCCGCCGAACAGGCTCTTGCGGGCGGTCTGGACGCCGGCGACGGGCGCTGCCGCACCGGCCTTGGGCGGACGACCGGCACCGGCGGTTCCGGCTTCGCCGTCCTTGATCGTCCGCTTGTCCCGGACCTGGTCCTTGTTGCGGGCGAGCCAGGCTTCCTGGAACTTGGGCTCGTCCTGGCCGTTCCTCGCCTCGGCGACCGACAGCTTCAGCGTCGGGTGGAACACCTTGTCGATGAAGTTCTCTTCGCGCGTCTCGGCCGTGGCGACGTATTCGGTGCCCTGCTTGACGTTCTTGTTGACGATCTGCTTGATGATGCCGAGCGAGACTTCCTGACCGATCGCTTCCGTAATCATCGGGACCGACTTCGGCATCTCCTTCTTGGCCTCGAAGTCGTAGACGTTGATGACCTTCTCCTCGCTCTCCTGCTCGGCCAGCGGCTTGCCGGTGGCGATCAGGCAGAGGTCGTCGGCCACCGTGAAGCCGGGCAGCGGGACCTTCTTGGTGCGGTCGTCCTTGTTCAGGAAGAAGTTCTTGCCTTCCTTGTTGGTGACGTAGACCGTCTCGCGGTATTCCTTGCCGTTGGACAGCTCGGCGAGCAGCGTGATCGACATGGCGCCGCCGGCGGACTGGCCGGCGTAGAGGGCCTTGATCTTGGCGGTGTAGACGCCGCTGTCGAGCGGCGAGAATCCACCCAGGCGGTCCTGGGACTGTTCGAGACCTTCGGAGGTCAGTTTACCAAACAAGCTCATGGGGGGTGTGCTTTCTCTAACTAACGTTGGGGGTACGGCGAGGGCCGACCATTATCTGGATATTACTTGTAGAAGGCTTTCAGGTGATCCAACAGGAGTTGGGTGTCGTTGTCCACGTAAGTCTGTTCCTTCGTGAACATGCCCATCGGGGACCGGATTCGCTCGCCCGTGGTGGTCTTGGTCGGGCGGGTCTGGAAGACGTGCTTGAACCCCAGCTCGCGTTCCTCGTCGGAGATGGACAGCAGAGTGCTGCCGAACTTCTCCAGCTCCTTGATCGCGATCTTCTTGGTCGAGACCACAGTCGAGAAGTAGGCTTCCAGGCCGTTGTTCTTGAGCGAGCCCTTGACCGGCACGGAGGTCTTCATCTCCATGTTCTTCTCGTCCAGCACATCGAGCAGGTGGGCCGTGAAGATGGTCGGCTTGCCGAACAGGGTGACCTTCTCCTGCATCAGCACCTTGTAGAACTGGGCGAACTCGCCCCACGCCTTCATGGTGTTGGTGCTCGGGATCACGTACTGGGTCTCGTACATGTCCATCAGGAAGGTCAGCGAATCGACGATGATCCCCTCGATCTCGGGCTTGGACGAGCCGTGGTCGAAGGCTTCGTGGACCTGGTAGGGGTCGGTGATCCGGAACGTCTGGAACTCGTTCCGGAACGGCAGCCGCTTGCCCGCCTCGGTGTTGAGGTAGAGCCAGTTCTTCTGGTTCCGGATGCCCCGGAGCGAGGCGCTCTTGCCCGTGGCGGAGAAGCCGGTGACCAGCACGAGCTGGTCGTTCGGCTCGTTGATGTCATGGTGGTCCATGGGTCTTGGTAGTTCCTCTCCTTGGTTCATGTGGCCGTCCCCGGTTCACTCGGCGTGATGACCCACAAAAAAGGCTGAGGGTCAGACCGAGTGGAACCAAAGGGATCAGGCGAGAGCGATCAGGCCGTGCGCTGGAAACGCTTGGCCACCGTGACCATGATGGTCGCGTCGATCTCGTCATCGGGCAGCGGGGTGTTGATCTTGGCGTTGAAGGCGTGAACCGCCTTCGCGATCTCGATCAGTTCCAGGCCGGCATCGACCAGGGCCAGGGCGTATTTCAGCATCTGGTTGTTGCGGCTGCCGGTCGCCATCCGTTGGGCGAACCAGCGCTCCAGGTTGCCCAGGTTCTGGACGGTCTGGAACTGGTCCCGGTACTGCTCGTTCTTCGAGGTCTTGGGGATGAACGGCAGGGCGTCGAGGATCGCGCCCTCGTCGTTGTAGTGGAAGACGCCGTTGTGGTAGGACTCCCACTTCTTGGCCCGCTGGTTGGCCGAGGTGTCGGTCTTGAACGGCAGCCATTCCATGACGTTGTTCATGAACTCCTTGTACTCGTCGCTGTCCAGCTCCAGCACGTAGTTGATCGGCAGCACCAGCCGGAAGCGGTCACCGTGACCCTCGGTCTGGTGGCGCTTGGTGGTGTAGGTCATGAAGCGGTAGTCCTTCATGATCTCGTGGGCCATCTCCAAGGAGACGCCCTCGTCCACGTCGATCACGATCATGTTGAAGCCGACGATCACGTTCTCCTCGGCGCGGTGGCCGTTCTTGAACGTGTGATTGGCCCAGTGGTAGCCCTCGGCCTGGGTCAGGTTGTGAAGCTGGTCGAACGGGACCTTCTCGGCCTGGTAGTTGTAGGCCCAGTGGTCGGAGTAGGAGACGAACATCTCGTCCAGCTTGGTTTCCTCCAGCGTCTCGCCCTTGAAGAACTCGATCCCGTCCACGAAGGACTTCTTGATGATGATGTGCTTCTTGTAGCCCCAGGCGGTCGCCAGGGTCATCATGTCGCGCCGGAACGCCGCACCGCCCTTGAAGAACGGCAGCGCCTCGCCGAGGTCGGTCTCGGTGACTTCCGTGCCGCAGGTGCCGATGTACTTGGCCAGCTTGACGTAGGCTTTCTCGCGGGTCAGGATCGTCTGGAAGGCAATGCCGGACTCCTCGACCAGGTAGATCGCCTGCATCAGGTGGCCCATCTCGACTTCGCTGCTCTCGTCGATGAAGGCGTAGGCGCCGGCCAGCTTGAGCGCCTTGAAGTAGCGGTGCGAGATCTCCGCCTTGCGGATCTCCTCGTGGTCGGGCAGCGTGTCGGCCGTCCGGTCGCAGGCGATCTTGTACTCCAGCAGGCGGATCGCGACATCCTCCTCGACCAGCATCTTCCAGCCGAACATGGCGGGATCGGCCAGCCGCTGGAACTGGTTCGACCACTTGGTCACGGTGTTGCTGTTGGTCGGGGCGATCAGGCGGTGATAGATCTCACTGGCCGTCTGGGTGTTCGACGCCCGGCTGGTGTGCTGGCCGAAGCCGAACAGGCAGCGCCGGGCGTAGCCGGTCTCCAGGAAGGAATAGAACTGGTCCTCGGTCTGGGCGCCGTCCAGCAGCTTGGCCGGGGTGCCGAACAACAGCATGTTGGTCGGGGTCTTGCCGTCCATTTCCTCGGCGCGGGTGTTCTCGGCCGTGTTCTTGGTCAGCTTCTGCTTGACCTGCCCCTGGTCGTAGAGTTCCAGGAACAGGGTCAGCACCTCGACCGCGTTGATCAGGTTGGAGCCGATCTCGTCGATCTGGAGGTTGATCGAGCCGCAGTTGGCCAGCAGCAGCTTGTGGCGGAGCTGCTTGACCGCCGGGGCCGTGCCGCTGTCGAAGGTGAACGGGTAGGCGCCGGCCCGCTTGTACTCGGCGTTGACCTTGTCGAATTCCTCCTGCGGATCGGTGCCCTGGCGGAGCGACCGGTCGTTGGCGATTTCCCACAGGTTCTGCTCGGCGATCACCGGCATGGCGTCTTCCATGAAGCGTTTCTTGAACGGCTTCATGAACTCGTTTTCCATGATGTTGACCGAGTGCCCCTTGCCGAAGCCGGAGGTGGCGAGCGCCAGCGCATAGATGTTCACCGGGATGTCGCCGCGGTCCTTGGTGACGATGGTGGCCCGCATGTTGGAGGCCATCTTGCCGAGGAAGTAGGCCACCTCGCAGCGGAAGAATCCCCGGTCGGTGTTCTGGGTTTTTGCACACAACACTTCCACGATTTCATCAATGGCGGGATGGTGCGTAACGCCGGTCAAGTCAATCATGGGAAGTATTTATCCTTTTGAGTGCATACTGAGAACGCATCACAGTAGCCACATCTTTTGGGTTCACCGGGGACGGTAATAATGATCCCTTTGCCGGACTTCTCGCCGGCCATGAACTTCCGCGCCTCGATGGGATCGGAGAAGTTCTTGGTGGAGCGGCCCTGGGTTTTGGCGGGATCGGCGTAATACTTGTACTGAGGGTCGCTCTGCCAGAGATCCTCCACGGTGCATTCCGGGATCTGGTGCTCGGGAGCGTTCCGGTACTTCTCGACGCTCGCCAGCTTGTTCGCGATCCAGTCCTCGGTTTGCTGGAGGGTCAGCAGCGGGATGTCCTTGTGCAGCACCCGGCGCTGTGGGTACCGGGGGTTCTGCTTGGCCTGGGCCTTCTGCCAGTCGGTGAAGATGAAGTTGATCCGGCCGAAGTCCTCGGTGATCTTGTCCGGGTTGAGCCACTTGTAGAGGCTCATCTGGAGCTGGTAGTCGTCGTCCTTGGTGCCGGCCAGCCAGGTGTAGGATGTGGTGGACTTGAAGTCCTGGACAATGCCCTCGGCCACGAAGTCGAACTTGCCGCCGATCGTGTAGCCCTGGAACGCCCGGAACGCGCGCTGTTCGAGGTAGACCGGGATGATGCTGTTCGAGGCCCGCAGCTCCTCCGCCGTCGGGTTGATCCGGATGGCGTCGATCAGGCTGTTGGGATAGCCCAGCTTGCGCAGGGACTGCCGGTAGCCCTTGGTCCAGGCTTTCTCGATCGAGTCGTGAAGGCTGTGGCCCACGGCACGGGAAATGAAATCCTCCACGTCGCTCGTCCGCTGCTCTTGCGGCACCCGGCTGGGCAGGATCAGGTGCCGCAGCGGCTTCATCAGGGCCGTGGCCGAGATGTAGTTCTCGGCATCGACGTAGTCGTATTCGTCATGGAGCAGCCAGACGGCGAGCGTCAGGGAAATATCCCCCGTGTTGGTGATCATAGGTCGGCTCCCGGATGCAGGGGGTTGGGGTCGTTGGTTCAAGACGCAGAGCGAGGGAACCAAAGGGGATAGGTACCCCCTTTGGATGAATCAATTATTACCAGTAGGTTTGGGTGATCCGGCCTCGTCTCGCTGGGCCGGGTATCTTGAATCAGCTTATCTTAGAGGTCAAGGACGGGAAATCGGTTCAGCTCGACTTAGATCGAATTGAACGGATCGTCCAGGCTGGCCGGGACGACCACCGGCTTGTCGCCCTGGGGGATGCCCTGGAACTCCGCTTCGGTCATGCGGCCGAGCGGGGCGAGATTCAGGATCACCACGGTGAGCACCTTGGGCTCCTGGTCCGTCAGTTGCTGGACCTCCAGTTGTTTGTGGAACTGGAGCTGGGCGATCTGCTGGGCCTTGCCGATCAGCCGGGCGGTGATCTCCGGGTGCTTGTCGGACAGCACGCCGTTGACGTGAGCGGTGTAGATCATCGGATCTTCCGGCAGTTGGAAGACGATCTCGGCGGTGATCAGGGTGTAGTAGAAGGGGCCTTTGCTCATTTGGTGGCGTCTTCCTCTTGCTGGATCTCGATGTCGAAGTTGCTGCGCACCGCTTCCAGGAGCCGGTCGATCTTCCAGCCCCGGATGTGGGCGACGTGCAGCAGGTCGCAGATCAGGTCCTGGACGCAGGTGTAGTCGTCACCGTTCTCGATCCCGGCCATCTCCTTCTCGATCTGTGCGAACGTCCGGTGGTGATAGGTTTCACGGGCGAAGGCGTCGAGGGCGAGGATGCCCCACTCGGCACGCTGCTCGTTGGTGGGTTCGCCGGTCTTCGGGTGGGTACGGGCCTTGCTCATGTCTCTTTGGTTCCTCAAGTTAATCCAGGGGGCCTCGACCCCAAAGAAATACTGCGGGTAGGCGTCACAGGAAACTGGCGTTCTTGAGCGAGACGGCGCACTTGATCAGCTCGGGCAGCATCAGCTTGGTGCCGGTCAGCTTGTAGCCGAACTCCACGGCGCCCAGCCGGACCTTGAGGGTTGAGCCGACCGCGAGGACCCGGAAGCTCTCCGCCTCCATCGCGATCGCGATCTTGAGGATCGTGGGGCTGATGGCCGTGGCGGTGTGCTTGCTCCAGGTGCTGTCATCGACCTTGACCTGGGCCAGCCGCTCGCCCTTGGTCAGGTTCCAGGCTTCGTTGATCAGGATCAGGTCGAACGCGCCGGATGAGTCCAGGCCGAAGCCGAAGATCGTGCCGTTCTTGTACCGGTCGATTGTGAAGCAGCCGTTCTCGGCATACTCGATGTCCCAGGTGGCGATCGACTTCCAGGTGCCTGCCTGGGCCGGGACGGTCAGGAAGGCGGTCAGCAAGGCGGCGATCAGGATGCGGATCATTCTATTCTCCATGAGGTTCGGGGGGGTTGTTATTCTGCCTGGAGCGCCTTGGTGACCTTGGCGATCAGTCCTTCCTCGGTCACCCCGTTGGGGATGCCGATCTCGTGTGCCCAGTCGGGGTAGAAGATCGAGAGTTCGCCGCCCAGCTTGACTTCCGGGTGGGCGATCTCGGGGTGGTCCTGCCACTGAACGGCCTTGACCAGGTGCTCGTTGACATAGAGCAGCGTGTCGATGTCGTCCTTGACGATCATGTACTGGGCGTCGTGGATGTGGGCGCAGGGCCGGATCTCCAGCCGGTGCTTGTCGTGTTTCCGGACCTTGCCCATGAACTCGGCGCTGGCCCTGGAGTTGAGCAGGCACCAGCTCTGGCCCAGCGCGTTGCCGGCGGATCGGCCCTCGGCCTCGGCCTCGTAGGGGGTCTTGGAGGTGCCGCGGATGACCTGTTTGAGCAAGGGTGTCCGGACCTTCAGGCCGAAGGCCACGGTCACGTAGCCGGTCCTGGACGCCGCGTCGAGCTTGGCTTTGACCCAGGCATCACTGACCTGGTAGAGGTCGTGGTAGCGGCTCTCGATCTTGCGGGCTACCGCTTCGCTGAAGCCTGAGTTGGTGACCAGCGTCTTCCAGGTCCCCGCGTAGGTCAGGGCGAAGGTGGGAGTCTTACTGTCCTGGCGGAGCTGCTTGTACCGGGTCTGGATCGAGTTGATGCTCTCCACCGAATCAGGGTCGATGTCGGGCATCTGCTCCCCGAAATAGGCGTAGGCCCGGAGACAGTGGCCGTCGAATCCGTCGAGATAGACCTTGAGTTTCTGGGGGTCCTTGGTCGTCAGGGCCGAGATCCGGTCCTCCAGGGACGCGAAGTCCAACCCGCAAAACAGCCATCCGGGGGCGGCCTGGATGCAGCTCTTGATCAGCTTGGCGTATTTCGAGTTGGCCGGCAGGTTCTGGAGGTTGGGGTCCGAGCTGCTGAGGCGTCCCGACAGCGTGCCGCCGAGGTTAAAATTACCGAACAAATAGTGCCAGCCGTCCGGACCCAGCGCGGCGTTCTCCATCGCGGGGATGAAGCTGGTCAGGATCTTGTTGACCGCGTTGTAGTCCTGCATGGCCAGCAGGAACGCCTTGATCTCAGGGTCCTGGGTATGATTGACCAGGGCCTCCAGCGTGTCGCCGTCGGTCGAGGGCTGTTTGCTGTCGGTCAGGCCCAGCACCGGCAGACCCAGCATCGTGAACAGCAGGTCCTGAAGCTGGGGGCCTGAGTTCGGATTGAACACGATCACGTCCGGCACGTCGGCCAGGGTGACCCGCTTCTTCTTGAGTTCCTGGTTCTTCTTCTCGACCCAGCGTTCCTGGAGCCGGTAGGTGAACTTTTGAACCAGCCTGCTCTGGCGGATGGTGGCCAGGGCCTTGTCCTGGTCGGCTTCCATGATCGCCTTGACCGCGGCCACCCGCTTCATGCTGACCGGCAGGCCGGTGAGCTGCATTTGGATAATATCCACCGTGGCTGGTTTGAACAGGGTTTGGTAGATCTCTTCCTGCTCGTCGGCCACCATCACCGGCCACTGCTTGTCATGGACGAACCAGGTGGAGACACTATCCACCAGATTGTATTTGAGCAGGCTGTCCAAAGGTATCCGGGTGATGTCCTTGATGTCGGTCTCGGCGTAGTTCCCGGAGTATGCCTGGGCCTGGTCCTTGAGCGACAGCTTGTTGCCGGCGCAACTATTGGTCGCCAGGTATGTGATCAGCTTGGTGTCGTCCCAGTTCCGCAGCAGGATGTTCATGCCCCGCAGCAGGCCCTTGGTGTCCAGGATGTCGTCCATGTAGAGCTGGTAGGTCAGGACGGACACGTCGTAGGCGATGTTGTGGTAGATCGCCCGCTTGGCGTGCCGGGCGAAGAATTTCCGCAGCAGCTTACGCACGGGTTCGTTCAGGGCCTGGCGGCCGAACGGTGCCTCGGTGGCGCCCTCGATTTCCTGGTAGTCCACCGGGAAGGATATCCCCTCGGTCTTCGACCAGGCGAAGCTGATGGTGCCGATCCCGGCCTTGTGGTGCTTGAGGTCGAACGCCTCGATGTCAATCGTCAGGTCGCAGTCCATCGCGATCAGGCGGTCGAGCCAGTCCGCGATCTCGTCGTGGGTCTTTGGATACGCCTCGAACTGGATGATGCCGTTGCCAGGGGCTGAATAACGGCCGCCGGCGTGGCTGACCAGGGCTTCCAGACCCTGGCGGATCTTGGCCCGGATCTTCTCCGGATCGTAGAACACCGCCCGGTAGTTGGGCACGTAGACGACTTTCCACTGGCCGGGGGGACCGTAGGCGCAGTCGAGGACGTACCCCAAATTAACATCTACCTTGGGGACCTTGGCCAGCACCTTGAAATACTCGGCATCCGCCACGACCAGGTATTTGGCGCCCTGCTCCTCCAGCGTCGGGACCAGCTCGCTGTCGATGAACGCCTTCATCTCGGCGACCGGGGTCTTCTTCTTGTCTTGGGCATAGTGGAGACCCAGGACCATCACGTCGTCGGTCGGGATGCCGAACGGGTCCAGGTATTCCTTCTGGATCTCATCCTTGCGGATGATGGGAACCAGGAAGACCAGGGGGTAGTCCGGCTGCTGGGCATAAGTGAAATACTGCATGGCGGGGGATGCCCCTAATCGGCCTGGGGGTGGGAGATGCTCAGTAGAGCATACGGGTCACCGCATACATCTCAATTTTGGAGATGACTTTGGTGTACTGGCGCATGGCCCTTTCGTCGTGGCGGATCGACCACAGCGGGTCCGGGTTGGAACGGGGTGTCTTGTCCAGTTCCGGCAGCAGCGGGGCGGTGCAGTCCGGGACGGCATCTCGGATTTCCTGGAGGGTGACACACGGGTCCAGCAGCCGGACGAACATCTGCTGGATCATGACCCGGTCCTCGGTGATCTGCTTGGTGTCCCGGATCAGGCTCTCGGCCTGGGGCGCCAGGCTGTTCGCCAGGGCCGGCAGCGGCTGGCCGACCGCCTGCCGGGTCAGGTCCCAGGGCACGAACCGGAGACCCTGGTGCCGGAAGCCGTAGAGCCGCTTGTTGGCGATCTCGCAGTTCTTCCGGTTGAGGTCCGAGACAATTGAGTCCAGTCTCCTTTCCTCGGCGGCGAACAGCCGCTTGATCAGCTCGATCATCCACGAGCGTGTGCTGAGGTTCATGATTGTTCCCTTTGGGTCTCTGGGGTTCGGGTTACTGGATCAGGCTCCCGTATTTCTCCGCCAGGTTTCCGTAGAGAACCACCCGGTTGCGGGCGCGGGAACAGCCGACATAGAGCAGGCGGGCCGCCTGGTTGGGATTGTGGCAGGTGGACAGGTCGCCCAAATCGATCATCACGGTGTCGTGGCTGCTGCCCTGGGCCTTGTGCATCGTGGCGGCGTCTCGGGGCCTAAGATCCGGGAAGTGGTTCTTCAAGAAGAAGTACCGGTTCCAGTTCTTGGTGCGCTTGTAGTGGGCGATCAGGGCCGTGAAATGGGTCTTGTCCTCCGGCAGCCGGATGTCCTGGTAGGAGCCGAGGTTGCTGGAGAAGTCGCAGAGCCGGACTTCGAGATGGACATCGTCCTCGATCTCGACATATTCGGTGTGCTTCACGGCCTCAATCTCGATCTCCTCCTCGACCCGCAGCCGTTGCCCGGCCTTCTTGAGCTGGATCGACGAGTTGTTGATCAGCCGCTCGCCGACCGTGTAGCTGTCGGTGAAATGGCGGATCTCCCGGATGTAGTCGTTGTAGGCGACCACCCGCTTGTTGGTGTAGGCCAGGATTCGGCTGTCGTTCGAGACGTTGCGGAAGGTGTTGTCGATCTCGGCCTGCATGGCGGCGTCGCCGAGGTAGTCGATCACGCCGGGGGCGATCCGGATCGGCTGGAACCGGCCGGTCTCGACCGTCTGACGAAGCTGGTCGTTGAGCGCCTGGAGATGGGGATTCCCGGTGCGCATCGGCTCGGTCAGCTCGAAGAAGGCCAAGCGCTGATTGTAGATCGGGCTGATCGGTTCCATGATCGGGCTGAGCTGGCAGTGGTCGCCGACATAGATCACCTTGCACTTGCACGTACCCTCCCGGATCATCGCCAGCAGGTCGCCGTCGATCATGCTGGACTCGTCGATGAAGACGATCTTCTTCTGGTGGACCGCCCAGGCGCCGGTCTTGGTCAGCTTGCTGCGGCCGGTCGCGAAGTCGTCGGTGACCTTGAGGTTGAGGAACGAGTGGATCGTTTCGCTCGGCCGTCCGGTGCTGCTGCTCAGGACCTCGGCCGCCTTGTTGGTGGTCGCGGTCATGACGACCTGGTCGTACTCGGGCTTGATCCCCATCAGGGCGCAGGTGTTGAGGTACTGCGGCATGATGGTGTCGATCAGGTGGCCCATCAGGAACGTCTTGCCGACGCCGCCGGGGCCGCTGATGATCATCTCGTTGTGGGGTTCGAACAGGAACTGGAAAAAGCCATCGGCAGCCGCTTGCTGGCCCGCATTCAGAGTCTTGGTCAGGGGGGTCGCCAGGATGGCGGTCATGGGGAGGTTTCCTACAACTTATGTCTAGGTGTTGGGCATAAGAAAAGCCCCCGCTCTCACGGGGGCTGATCGACGGTGGGGCCAGGATACTAGAGTTATCTTAGGTGTGGCTATCGGTCTTCTCGCCGATGTCGGCTTTCCGCATCTTCTCTTTCCACGCCAGGCTCTTGCCGCGCAGGCTGTATTCCTGCTGGATCAGCTTGCGGACGAACTCCTTGATCGAGAGGTAGGGGCCGAGCTGGTCCGCCAACCACTCCTGCTCCTCCGGCTTGAGATCCAGAAAAACATCCTCCATGAACGACCGCCGGGTATCGGCCGGCTCGACCCGGAGAGACTTCAGGCGCAGCGTGATCGTGGTCGGATGGCAGCCCAGCGCCCGAGCGATCGTGGCCAGCGAGAGGCCGACGCTGTTCATCCGGATGATGTCTTCGTCCGTCGCCTTGCGGTTTGCTCGGTAGACACTGGACATGTGAGATCTTCCTGTTTACGGGTTTTCTTGGTTCAAGATCGGTTGCTCCCGGTTGGGGTAGATCACCCTCAAGTTGTCTTGGGGGTACCGGAGCCCATGCCCCTAAGATAGATGCCTTCCGGGCCGGACCCATCTGGGCAGAGGAGGTAGCTTGCGGCCTCTTCGCGCCGTTCCTCCGTCCGATCGACCATCCCTGGCGGATTCAGGACCCACAAAAACATCTAGGGGGTCGGTACCCGATCCGGGGCATGATACGTTGTGACCATCCGCTGGAAGTGGTAATTCTAGCAGATCCCTAACACGGGGTCCGCTCGGCCGTTCCTCAAAGATACCTTGAGGTCTACGGCATCCGGCCCGATGGAGTTCTCAAGATGGCTGACAACGTTCCCCGGCAGAATCAACTCACCGTTCTCGAAGGTATCGCCGAGTCCCTCACGGACATGACCGGAGGCACCGTCTCCCTGATCGTGCGCGGCTCTACGCCCCGAGTCACGGCGAGCCTGACCAGGGCCTCGGACGCCACGGCTTACAGCGTCGGCGATCTGATCGCCAACAGCACGACGGCGGCCTCGGTGGTGCCGATCACGTTCGCCTCCGTCGCCCGGATCAGCGGCGGCTCGGGTCGGATCACTGGCTGCCGGTGCACCGTCGAGGCGGCCAGCGGCACGATCGTCCTGCCGGCCTTCGACCTGCTGCTGTTCCGGCCCGAGACCGGGATTCCCTTCGCCGCCGCCGGCTACCCGGCCGACAACGCCGCCCTGAACGTCTCTGCCGCGGCCATGCGGGAACTGGTCGCTGTCATGTCGTTCTCGGCGACCGGCTGGCGGAACCAGGCCGGCGGTGCCACCGCGGCCGGGACCACCATCTACCAGTCGGTGCCGCTGGCGTCGGGCCGGCCGTTCGCACCGTTCAACCTGGCCTCGATCCCGTCAAGCTCGCTCCTGGGTCTTCTTCAGGCCCAGAACACCTGGAACCCCGGTGCCGTGGTCCAGACGATTCACTTCGCCCTCGACGTGGATCAGGACTAAACCCATGCCCGCCTTCATCAATGCCCGCAGCCTGATCATGAGCACGGCACCCACCCCCTCACGGGTGCCGACTCTGGATTTCAACTTCCTGAGCGGCGCTCTGGACAGCCGCATCACGTTCACGCGGGCGTCCGCCGGCTGGGCCTTCGACAGTTCAGGCACGCTGGCGAGTCATGCGACCAACACCCCCCGGTTCGACCACGACCCGGTAACCCTCGCGCCGAAGGGTCTGCTGAGCGAGGAGGCCCGGACCAACAGCCTGCGCGTCACGGACCCGCGTACCGGGTCCGCCGCCGGTACCCCCGGCACACTGCCGACGAACTGGACCGAACTGCTGGCCGGCGGCATCAGCCGTACCGTGGTGGGGAACGGCATCCAGAACGGCATCCCCTACGTCGATGTCCGCTGGTCCGGTACCGCCACGGGCACCAGCTACATCTACTTCGACACCACGTCGTTTGTCGTGGCGTCCACGGGGCAGGTCTGGGCCGGCAGCGCGTATGTGGCCCTGGTGGCGGGGGCGCTGACCAACGTCACGACGCAGCTCTCGATCCGGGAGGCCCTGTCGGCGGGTACCCTCGTGCGGGAGGGCTATACCGTCTTCGTCCCTACCGCCACGCTGGTCAGCTCGCGTCCGGTACGGGCCAGCACCCTGGGTGCCACCACCGAGCGGATCGTGCTTCGTCTTAATATCGTCAGCACGGGTGCGATCGACCTGACGCTGCGCATCGGCATCCCGCAGTTGGAGTTGGGCGCCGCCGCGTCATCCCCGATCCTCTCGACCGGGGCGGCCGTAACGCGGTCTGTCGATTTACCGGTCGTCGCCGAAATGCCGTGGTTCAACCCATCGGCCGGCACGGTTGTGGCCGAGTTCATGCTGTCGTCGGTGCTGTCGGCAACACAGACCGTGGTCTCCATCGACGATGCCACCAGCAACGAGCGGCACACGCTCCGCTCCGCCTCGGGGGGTGCTACCGGGTCCAGCGTCGCCGATGGTGGGGTCAGCCAGGCGGTGGTGGGCAGCGGCACGCTCGTGGCCAGCACCGCCTACAAGTTCGGCTATGCCTTCGCGGCCAATGACTTTGCGGCCTGCACCAACGGTGGTACGGTGTCAACGGACAGCAGCGGCACGCTGCCGACCGTCACCCGCATGACGCTGGGTTACCGACTCACCTCAAGTGAGAGCCTGAACGGGCACATCAGGCGTGTCCGGTACTGGACCGCCCGCCTGGCGAACCCGACTCTGGTGAGGATCACAGCCTGATCAGGTGACCTGGTCGGCCGGAACCAGGAAGGTGTTGACGACCTGCCGGCCTGGGAACGGGCCGGCTTCCGGTATGTAGACCATCATGCAGATCGGCTCCGGAATGCTGTCGGGGTAGTGGTCCATGGGGACGGCCACTAACCCGTGCAGCGCCAGCTTGATCATGAGCTGGCTGAGGTTTTCCGCAGTGGGATTGCCGGCCGCCCGGATCAGATCCTCACGGACCAGTATCCTCGCTTCGTTGAACTCCTCAATGGTCATGCCCGATCCCCCTGATCACAGGCCGGGGAGTTCGTATTGGACATCGGTTTGCTCCTCTTGGTTCAGGTTCAGGGCTTTCAGGCGGTGGGTGCAGATCGTCGGGTAGCAGTAGCCGGCGTCCTGGCAGCGCGAGTTCACGTCCCGTGCCGGGCAGGCCACGGCATCGGCGAGTTCCTGGGGGTCGATCACGGTGGGAACCTCAGTTGGGGGTTAAGCGGCCTCTGACCATCGTCAAGCGGACGGGCTTGGTCAGGTAGATCCGGGCGGCGACACCCACCCCGGCGGGGCGGCTGTCGAGTCGGGCGATCCAGTGGGGGTCGTAATGGTCCCGGATCTTCGCGAAGACTTCCCGGATGACCGGTGCCGGGGTGCCGACCGCGAAGGGGTAATGGACATACTTGTTGCCTTGGGCGAACTTCGCCTCCAGGTGGGCCACGGCCTCCTGGAACAGGGTGTCCGCATCGGGTTCCGCCGGTGCCATGGCAGGTTCTCCTTCCCTGGTTCGGATCAACCCGGCACGAACTCGTTTGGTAAAAGTTTTCTGAATTGAATCCAACCGTCCAGATTGCCGTGCAGCTCGGGCTTGTCCCATTCCAGACCACTGCGTCTGACTATTTTCATATTATCAGTGAGGGGGTGTGCCCGACCTGCCTTACAGAAGAAGAGTTGCGTGTCCGGAGTCGCCTGGTGCTCGGCCGGGCTGGCGTGCAGCGGCTGATCAGCGACCAGCTTGTTGAACAGGGTGTCGTCCTGTTCGACGGTGGCCACGCTGCCGTCGAAGGTCCGGTAGCTGGTCCGGGCGCAGCGGGCGGTGCTGATCCGGCGCAAGATACCGCTGGGATCGGTGAGACCACCGTGCTCCGTCACTTCCCGGAGCAGGATGAAGGGCAGGTGCCATTCGCCGGGCTGGAGCAGGACCGGCTGGCTGTCCTCGACGGCGTCTTTCATGGCCTGGGCCAGGTACCGGATCTCCGGCTGGGCGGCCGGATGGTTGCGCAGGGCATACCAGTTGTTATAGCTGGTCGAGGTCACCACCACGTCGATGTAGGTGTAGGGCTCCAGCACCCGGTTGACGATTTGTTTATGGGCGGTCACGGCCATCAGGTCCTCGGCCGAATCGGCGGCTCGTTTGGCCGCCAGAATCCAGGCCGCCTGGGCGGCCAGCCGCTCGGCCCCGGTGAGTTCCTCGTGGGCCTGCATGCCGGGCTGGTTCTTGCCCCAGTCGAGCGGTCCCCAGGGGTTGTTGCGGACCTGCTCGATAATCGCCCTGGAGGGCCTGGCCCGTGAGGACCCGGCCGACCGGGAGAAGACCCGGTGCGTCATCAGTTCACTGTGAATGGGCCGCCAGTATTGAAGCTGGAAGGTGGTGAGTCTCTTGCCCTGCGCGCTGATGCTGTCAGCGACAACGGTGGCTTGGGGGAGGTGCATGGGGTGTCGTCCTCGGGAGGGCGGTGGAGAGGGGCATCGGGATACTTGCTGTCCAGGTACTTGCGAGTCAGGGTGCCGGTGATCAGACCGGTCAGCGCTCCTCCTAGAAATGTTGCACAGATCCCGGCGAGAAGCGTCAGGATCGTTTTCCAGCAGCGTGAAATCACCACCAGCGTGACGATGATGGTGATCAGGCTATCCATGCGGGGGCTTGATCGGCATCCAGTGGGTCGGGTTGGCTGCGACTTCAAAGTCGGAACCAAAGAGAAACCACCAGTCGGGGATGAAAGCGCCGCCGTCGTCGGGGTGATCGTCCACGGCGCCGCCGTAGATCAGGACGTTGGGGCCGTTCTCGACACGGGACAGGGCGTCCGCATGGGCGGCGTAGATGGTGATCGAGTCAGGGTTTTCCGGGTCTTGGTAGGGATCTTCTTCATGATTGCACCAGCCGAGGATGGGCGTGCCATCTCGGGGAGCCGAGTCGATCGGTTGCCAGCCAACCAATTCCGAAATCATGGATCGAAGTTGGGTAATCTCTTTCTTCTGGTCAGCAATGCGAGCTTCATAACCATCGCATAGGGCTTCGAAGTGTTCTTCCTCTTCGTCTTTCTCGCTATAGGTCATGGCATGCCTGTTAGGTTAGGTAGTGGATTATAGATGGTCGCCGTCACAAGACGGGCAGTGAGAAGGTCTCTCCCGGAGCCGTCTCAAGTCATCAAGCGCGGCCAGAAGTTCGTCGCGCATAACGACGTTATTCACAAAACCTCCATGGTGGTGCTTGCTCAGAAATTCGCACAACCACTCTAGGCGATCATCGTCCATGACGCGTCTCCGGTAAAATGTGAGCATGAAAAAAGCGCCTGGAGATCAAGTCTCCGGCGCTTTTTCTGTCTAGTCCCTGGACCAAATCGAGTTTAGGGGAGGTTCCGTCGTCCGGGTTCTCGGGCATTCGCCGGGGCCGTCTTAGCGGCGACCGGTTCCTGGGGAGAAGTGCGGGCTGTCCTCACCGTGTTAAGAAGACGTTACCCCAGCATACTATTGGGGGACAATCTCAATTACGGGTGAGGTCAGCCCGTTAGTACAGGATCTAGGGGGTAGTCCTATAGGCTTTAGGTATGCTTTCGTTCAGGTAAGGATGGCTTCCACGGGACGGTCGGCCTGACCTTGGTATTTTCCCTCGTAGCTGCGGGGAACCGCCGCCCGGTGGAAGATCACCTGGGCGATCCCGGCCCCGGCCGGAATGATCAGGTCCAGGCTGCCGTGGTAGACCAGCTCCAGGGTCAGGAATCCCTTCCAGCCCGGCTCGATCACGGTGTTGAACACCGACAGGCCCTTGCGTGCCCAGGTGGACTTGTCGTGGACGATGCCGACCAGGTCGTCCGGCATGTCGAACTCCTCGATCGCCGAGGCGATGCAGAAGCGGGACTGCTTGAGCCGGGTGTACTTCTCGTCGGGCTCGGTCACGAAGATGTCCATGCAGCCGACACCCGACTCGGCGTCCCACTCGTGGAAGCGGATCTCCTGCTTGATCCGGATGTCATAGCCGACCTCGGCCAGGCCATGGCTGACGCCGTGCTCCCGGACCTTGGTGGTCAGCATGTTCTTGATGGGAGCCGCGGCGAGCAGCTCCCAGTCGTTGATCACCATGGTTCAGGATACCTTTGCTTTGGCGATGGCGGCGCGGGCGAACGCCATCGCGTTCTGATCGGCCGGGTAGTCGGAAGGCCATGTTGTTGCGATGAACTCCAATGCTTCCAGCAGCTCGGGCGCGGCGGCGATCAGGCGGGCGTTATCCGGCATTTCTGGATTGAGGGGTGACACGGCCCCGATCAGTTCCCCGGAGAACCGGCTGCTGTTTTCGTCAAGGGTCCTGATCTGTTTCGTGCTGGCGTCGTAGCGCCACGGTCCAGGTGTATGGGCCAAGTGGTTCTCCTACTTGATGTGGATGAGCTTGCCGAAGGGCACGGTGGCGTGCGCATTGCCGGTGGCGACCCAGATCACCGGAATGTCCCGGTCGAGCGGTTCCATCGGGGCCACGCACAGGTCGCTGAAGATGATGGCCGCCGTTGGTTCGGTCGCCAGGATGTGCTCCCGGACGGGGATCAGGCAGGTACCGCCGCGGCCGATGATCTGGATCTCGTCGAACGGATCGGATTCCTGGAACTCCCGGACGTGGGTGATCTGGGTGTCGAACTGGATCAGGCTCAGCCGCTGGGGCTTCAGGACGGTCTGGATGAACTTGACCTCCGAGTTGAATCGGAGGATGTCCCGTTCGGTGATCGAGCCGGAGACATCGAGATAGTAGGCCAGGTGCTCCAGCCGGCCGTCGTCGGTAAAGCGGGACGGCAGGTACATGCCGCAGTAGCGGCGGTTGGGCCGCTTCCAGGAGTAGTCCTCCTCCAGCATGTCGGTGAAGAACTGCATCAGGACGACTTCCCAGGGAATCACCGGTTCGAGGAAATTCTTGAGGGTCTCCTCGATGCCGCCGGGGATGCTGCCGGCCTGGCCCATCACCTTGGCGGATTGAACAGCCTGGACCACGGCGTTGATGGCGGCCTGCTTCTGGCCGGCGTCCTGCGGCAGCATGTCCCCGGCCAGGTCGCCGCTCTGGGGCGGCGGCGGCGAGCCGGGCTTGATCAGCAGGTCGTAGATGTCCTCCTCGGAGGCGATGCCGGCGAGGTCGTAGTCGTGATCCAGGCAGGGCTTGGTGCCCTCGAAGGTGTAGCCCTCGTTCGCCAGGTCGTTGTTGATCCGGTAGTCGCAGGCCACGTTCCAAACGTCGGGGCAGCGGGAGCCGGCCCGGATCATGTGGAGGCGGGCGACGTGCCACAGCTCGTGGAGCAGCACGGTCTCGCGCGTCTTGGGCGGCAGCTTCTGGAACCAGTCGGGGTTCCAGTAGAGATTGATGCCGTTGGTGGCGGCGGTCTCGATGTCCCGTGTCCAGGAGAAGGTCAGGGAGCACATCAGGGAACCAAGGAAAGCAGCGTTCCGTCCGAGGAAGACGCCTGACTTGGCCCGGTCGAGTTCACGGTTGAGTTGGTACAGGTCGATGGTGTCTTCGGGAGCGCTGGCGAACATGGGTTCAGATATCCTTGATGATCTCTAACATATTGGCGGTGGAGTAGGTGGGCGTTACCCAGACATCGATCGACTTGGCGTTGATGCTCCGCTTCTCGGCGAGGGTGCTGATGACGGTATCCTTCTCTTCTTGGGTCGCCCACATGCAGTAGTGGCCGTCGTCATCGCCGGTCACATCGATCGTCCAATGCTTGCGCTGGAAGTGCTCCTCGATGTCGGCGATCTTGCCGGCCATCTCGGCGCGGTCGTCGTCTTCGTAGTGTTCACGCTCCGGGCCGGTCATGTTGCCCAGGTCGTCCCGGAGCGTGGCGAGCAGCTCGCTCTCGATGTATGCCTGCACGTCGGCAGGGCTGGTGAAATGCTTGGACTTCATGGTTCAGACACTTTCCTCGTAGGCGACGGAGATCCAGACCAGGCCCATGTGCTTCTTGCCGGGCTTGAGGTGGCGGATGGCGAGCTGCTTGCCGGCGTACAGGCTGGGGGCGTAGAGACTGATCTTGCGGTCGTTCAGCCCGGCGATGTAGGCGCGGTCGTGTGGGGACCTCGTGTTGATGGTTTCCATGGGTTCGGTCTCTCTGGGTCAGGGGTTTTCGTGATCCTCAACGTCCTGGGCTATTTCCCTCAAGATGAGTTGGAGGGAGATCCAGAACCAGGTCGCGACGAAGGCGATGGCCAGCAGCCAGATTAGGATGGAGCTCACGCCGTCACCCTCCCGACCTTGACCATCTCGCGGTACATGTCGCCGATGGAGCCCGGACGGGCCGGGTACATGGCTTCCGTGATCATCGCGGCCGTCGGGTGGATCGGCATGATGACGAAGCCCTGGCGCTCCAGTTCGGTCAGGACCCGGCGGGCGCCGCCCCGGTTCCATTCGGTAGCGATTGCGCCGTAGTTGATCTCACTCATGTTCGGACTTTCGGTTGGATTTCCGGAGGTGCTTCCACTGCGAGCGTCGCTCGATGCCGTTGGCCTTCAGGACATTGTAGACGCTCACGCCATGGCTGCCGATGCTCTCGGCGATCTGGAGGCCGGACTCGCCGGCCAGGTATCTCCGGCAGATTTCCTCATCGCCGATGGGCAGCGGTTTCGGTCTGCCGCCCCGCTTGTTGACCGCGATGCCGTGCCGCCGGACGATGGTCAGGACGGTGGTGCCGCTGCACCGGGCGTGGTAGGCGACGGTTTCGCTGTCCCCGCAGTCCTGGTACATCTGGCAGATCTGCTCGTCCGTCATGCAGCGGGGTTGCGCGAGGAACTTCGTGGCCTTGCTTTTCGTGGTCATGGAGCCTCTCTGGTCCAAGGGTTACCGGATGCCGAGAACGCTCCGAATATCCTCGGCCTGCTCCTTGCGGCCGAGCTGGTAGGCCCGGTTCAGGAGAAACGCGATGTTCCCCCAGTCCAGATCACCGATGATGGTTGGCCGGATGGCGCTTTTCCGCCATTCCTCTCGCCCCCGAAGAACGATATCCACGTCGGTCTCGGAGGCCAGGTAATGGGTCTCGTTGCTCATTCTTTGATCCTCGGGTTGGGGGTGTTGGTGTTACTCGATGATCCAGGCCATGCCGTTGGGGCCGGAGTAGCCGTGGTCCTTGCCCCGGACCACGTAGGTGTTGGGAATGCCGGCGGCCCGCTTGGCTTCCCGGAAGGCTTGCTTGCGGACGGCGAACTTGCCGATGGGGTTGGCGTAGACATCGTCGGGGTTGGTGGACAGGGAGACGTGAATCATGGTGTGTTTTCCGGTTGGTTCCCCAGTCGGTTGTCGTTCAGCTCGGCGCCGCAGGCGGCATAGCCGGCCATATCCACCCAACTGTCCTCGTGGCTGGGGTTGCCGCTGGCCCGGACGATCTTGAGCCAGGCCATCATCAGGGCCACGTCGCTGGCGGTGATCTCGATGCCCTTGATCACCGACCAGCCCTTGCCGATCTTGGTGAAGCTGTCTTCCGGCCCGCCGTACTTGACGTTGCGGTCTTTCAGGACGCAGGCGGCGGCCTCGTTGAGGCATTGCTCGCGGTTCATGGGTCAGATCCCTGTGTTGGGGGTTTCCATTGGGGCCTTGCCGGCGGCGATCTTGCGCTGGGCCGCCTGGAGCCAGGCAGACCGGGTAGACGCATCTCGGTGGTGCAAAGGCACGCCGACGGTATCGCTCTTGTCGTAGAGCTTCTCGGCCAGGTCCCAGGCGCTCAGGCTGTAATCGCTCATTCAAAACCTCCGGGCATGTCAAGGACGAGGGTCTTGCCTTGTTCGCAGTAGGGTACTGGGACGATCCAGATCCTCTCGCTCCAGGCCATCTCGCCGTAAATCCAGAAGGGTTCGACCCCTAAGAGAGGGTCAGCAAGATCCCGCTCAACCCGCGAAATCAATTCCGCGGTGGGCGCCGGATCGTTCTCAGGGTCGGCGATGAAGTCGCGGATGTACTGCTTTGCCGCATCCAGCGAGGGGTGCCGGGTGATCGGCTCGTCGGCATCCTGATTGTAGATAAAGACGAGATATTCATAATCGCTCATCGTGCAGTCCTGTGCTTGCGGTAGCTGTTGAGGGAAACGATCGTTGCGGTGGGGCGGGGAGGTACAGCCGGCTGCGCAGGCAGCAGGCTGTTCCAGTACGAGGCCCAGAAAGTGAACCAGATCATTCCGCGGTATCCTTTTTCTGGCGCAGCACGGGACGCAGGACGGCAGGCGGGAAGTATTTCGCGTCGTGGGAGCGCCGGATGTACCGACCAAGCATGAATGCGCCAATCTCCAGAGCAGCCGCGAACAGTCCGGATATGCCGAGAACCAAGAGAGGGTCAGTCATTTAACAATTCTCCTATCAAAAGGATTTATAGGAAGACCCACAAAGTAAGCCTTGTCTTCAAGATCCAGCAGTCTGAAGCATTCGTTGATTTCTTCAGGGGAGGATTCTTCCAGGTACAGGTACTTGGATGCGACGATCATGGTGCCGGTGGGTCTCTTGACCGGTTTGGCCAGTTCCTGCCAGTTCATGCCTGAACTCCCGCCGGGTTGGTCTTGCCCCGGATGGCCGAGAGGTACCAGGCTGGCCGCTTGACCTTGTGGTAGGCCGCGATCAGCCGGACGGCTTGCGTCGTCTTGTTGAGATCGTGGGCGATCACCTCGACCGGGATGCCGCCCGTCCACATCGCCAGGATCTGCGGTGTGTTTGGATCAACCTGCTTGGTCTTCGGGGCGTCGGTGCTTTTGGGCTTGGTGGGGCGGGCCGGCTTGGGGTAGGGGCCGTGGCCCGCTTGCTCCAGGAACCAGATCCACCATCCGAAGTTCTTGTAATTCAGGCCGTGGGTCGTGGCGTATTCCTTCCGGGTCAGCCCGCTGGCCTGCCAGGCATCGACCTGTTTGATCCAGTATGATCTAGCGGAGGACATGGGTGGCCTCCACATCGCTCATCGGTTGTTTGCGGGCAAACCCGGCTTTCACCAGGGCAGCGACGATGGTCTCTGCGGTGTGGGGGCTGTCCACCGGGTAGCCGTCTCGGTAGGATTGCTCCAGGGCCTTCTTGACCAGGGTCTCGATCTTGCTCATGACATGTACTCGGGTGCGCGGTTGCAGCGGCTTTCCCAGCCCTCCGGTAAATCCTACCAGAGGGCGGGCATGGCCTCCAAGATATGTTGAGTATCAGCCCGCCAGGTAGCGGCTCAGCTCGCTCATCGCCTTGGCGAACGAGGGATGCTGCCGGAGATCCGGGTTGCGGATCAGCGTGGACCGGTAGAACAGGATTCGGAAATCCAGGCTGAACCGGTTGGCGTAGGTGCAGAGATCCCCGAAGTTGGACTGGTCCACCTTCTCCATCATGTGCGCGATGGTGACCCACTTCAAAGACGTATCGCCGGGCAGGCGGCAGCCGCTGGGGTCGCCGAGAATGTCCCGGAGCGAGATCATCTCGTTGTAGACCTTGGTGAACTGGACGAACTCGACGGCGACGCCGGACGTGATCGTGCCGGCCAGCAGGGGTGCGCTGTGGTCGGAGACCTCCTTGTTCTTGATCAGCCGGTTGGTGAACTCCCAGGTCCGGGGGCAGCAGAAGGTCTTCTCCTGGTGCTCCGGCCGGAAGTCCATCAGCTTGGAGTTATACTGGCTGAGGAAGGCGATGATTCGGCTGTCATAGCCCTGGGGCAGGGCCACGTCGTAGAGCCACTCCTCGAAGCTGACCGTCATCTCCAGGTGAACCAGGCGGGACTGCATTGCCGTGCTCAGCGGGTTGGTGATCGCCCGGTCGGTGGACAGGTTGCCGGCGGCGGTCATGACCACGTTCGGGTGCAGGTGGTGCTGGCCGACCATCCGGTCCAGGATGAGTTTGTAGGCCGCGGCCGCAACGCTCTTGGAGGCCGCGTTGAACTCGTCGAGGAACAGCATCCAGCCGTGCTTGCCCCTGGGCACGGGTGTGTCCTTGAGCGGGAACAGGTCGGCGAAGGGGGCGAATTTGGCGAAGCCCTTGGCGTCGAAGGTGGGCAGGCCGGAGAGATCCTCCGGGGCCGAGGTCGAGAGCCGGTGGTCGATCATCGCCAGACCGAACTCGTCGGCAATTCCGCGCATGATCGAGGACTTGCCCATGCCGGGGCTGCTTTGGACGTAGGGAACGAGGCCCGCCTCCAGGCACTCGCAGACATACTTGCGAATCTGCCGGGGCGTGCAGCGGTAAATCTCGGTGCTCATGGGGGTGGTCTCCCTTGGTTCAGCTTGGGATTGGGGGGGTTCAGGTCGGGGATTGGGATTGGTTCAGGACGGGGAGAGGGGGATTTCGGTCACTCAGGCTTTTTACCGCCGGCGATGACCTGGAACTTGGGCTTTCCCATGGCGGCTCGATCAACGAAGATGCTCACGGGGATGATGCTGCCCTCTGGCGTAAGGATGGCGAACGTGTTTCCAAGGCGGGTCCATTCAATACACTGATCGAACAGCCGCATCGCATTTCGCAAGCACTCTTCCCGGCTCTCGGAGCCGGACAATTCCATCAGATGATCCAGCCGTTCGGTGCTGCGATCCGAGAGTTTGATGGTTGAGCCTCCAGGCTTTCCCGTAAACATCGGTTATCTCCAGGCGGGGGGTTAATCGGTTTCAACTTCGATCAGGACCACGTCCGGGTCCTTGTAGAGGCCGAGGGATTTCAGTCTTTCGACCAGCTTGCGGCCGTTCTTGGTGGCCGACTTGTCCAGGGCGGACATCTCGGGGCACTGTTCCAGGGCCTCCAGGATCGCCGCCAGAGCGTCGGCGCAGGCGCTGTCCTCGTAGAGGACCAGGATCTCGGTCTCGATCAGGTTCTCCAGCCAGCGGATGATCACCATGAAGACCAGCGGCACCGGGCGTCCCTCAAAGACGCCGAGAGCCCAGTCCGAGACGCCGTTGATCAGGACGGCGACCTCGGCCTTGCGGCCGGGTGCCAGACCGTCCAGGGGTTCGTGCATGGTCTGAACCAAGAGAGGCAAGACCTTGTCGCAGAACGCCCGTTCCCTGGGTTGGAGGTCGCGGGCCTGGGCCAGGCTGTGGGCGCACTGCCAGAGCATCCGGGAGGCCAGGGCCAGCTCGATCCGGTCCCGGTGGCCGGCGAATTTCAGCAGGGCCGTCCGGAGCTGGCGTTCCCGCCGGTCCATGGGCTTAGCCATGCGTGACCTTGGCGCTGTTACGCACCAGGCTGGGGGGCGTCTTGTCGGTCAGAACCAGATAGGCCAACTGGGTCCGGTTGCGCAGACCGAACACGGCGTAGATCCGCATCAGGTGGGTCTTGATCGTCTCCTGGACGACGCCGAGCCGGTGGCTGATCAGCTTGTCTTCCCAACCCTCGGACACGAGCAGGGCTATTTCCTGCTGACGGGGGGTCAGTTTATTAAGGGCTTCCATGTTGGCCATAGTGGGCTCTCCAGTTTTAAAGTAATTGGGGGTTTGTGTGTGTGTGTTTGGTTCAGGATTCAGATTTCGCCACGGGCCTTGGCGAGTGCCTTGGCCGCTTTGTTAAGTGCGATGTACTGGGCCGGCGGCTTGGCTCCGACGGCGCTCAGCACCCCGTCCAGCGCCTCGTACATGTCCCGTGCAGCCCGGAGCAGGTCGGCATCAGAAACGCCGTCCTTGGCGAGGAAGGTGTTGGGGTTCTTCATGGTCTCAGTCCTTCTGCTTGGTTTGAGAGAGGAAGTCGGTCTTTGTCAGCAGGCTGATCGGGTTGTTCTTCTTCTGCGACCAGATGCAGTTGAAGCTGCGGATGGTGTCGGGGAGGACGAGCAGGCGCTGCTTGGCCGCCTCCTTGAAGAGATCCCTCGGGTTGCCCATGGGCATCTCTCCACCAAAGGACATAAAGAACAGATTGGAGCGGGTCTCGGAATCGGCGTTGCGGTTATAGTCCAGGAACAACAACTCACCATTCTGCGTAATGTCGATGTCGGTATTCGCTTCCCACAGCCGCTCGCTGATGCTGCTGATGTTCTGAGTAATCGGGGTCTTGAGTACACCAATGAAGCCGTAGGAACGGACGGTACCGCGCATGATTACTATCCTTTATGGCAAAAAGAGAGGCCCTCCTCTTTCAAGGAGAGCCTCAAGGTGGGAGACCACAAAAACCGAATGACGGTGGTGCCAGGGTTTACGAGACGGTGATGGCCACCGTGTCGGTGGTGCTGCCGTCGGCGGACGTGGCGGTGATCGTCGCCGAACCAGTGGCAACACCGGTGACCAGGCCGGTGGTGGCGTTGACCGTGGCCTTGGTCACGTCGGAGCTGGCGTAGGTGACCCGTGTGTTGGAGGCCGTGGCCGGGGATACCACCGTGGTCAGCGCCTGTGTCCCCGCCGCGGCGATCGTGGCGGCCGCCGGGGTGGTGACGATGCCGGTGACCGGTACGAAGGCGTTGATGTTGACGAAGCCCATGTCCTCGACATCGGCGGCGTAGAGCAGGTCCCGGACGTAGTGGTAGGGAACCAGGTTGTCCCCGTCCACGTCGGTGTAGGTGCCTTTGCTGGTGTGGGTCGTCGGAGCGGTGCGGCCGGCCGGCACGAGAAGCACTTCACGTGTCGAGGCCCGGTAAACGACGGTGGTGGCCAATGGACTATCCTTTCAAACATATGTAGGGGGAGACTGTACCAGTCTCCTCCTAGATATGCCATGGGTCCAATTTAAGGTAGGGATTCAGCTAAGAGCATAGTCTGTATCAAGGATGTCGTCGGCCAGCGTCGGGTCCAGCTTGCCAACCTGCACGGTACGGCCGGTGATCTGGCTGAGCAGGAAGCTGAGCAGGGTGCTGCGGGCGATCAGGTGGAGCTGGAGATTGTACTGGAAGCGCAGGTCGTTGGCGTAGTTGGGCAGCACGCGGAAGCAGTCGTGAACGCTGACCACCTGGAACGGCTTGGCCGGCAGGCTGTCGATCAGCGCCCGGATCTCCTCCGGATCGACCAGGGTCAGCGTGTCGCTGTCGATGTAGTCGAGGATGCGGGCCGAGAGATAGCCCGAATCGACGTAGTGGTCCCACAGGACCATGACCATCCGGACGGCTTCGTTCTTCTCGTCCGTGGTGGTGAAGCGGCTCTCGACTTCACCGTCCAGGATGTCGCGGATGAGCTGGACCCAAGCGGGATCATAGCTGCACCGCCGGGACATCTCCCGGACCACCAGGGCATCCAGCGAGTGGATGGTGTTGGCGCCCAGGCTCCGGCCCTCCTTGGTCGGGGCGTTGACGCGGTAGGTGATCTCGACCGGCTCGTTGAGGAACTGGATCGTCTCGACGACCGGCGCCATCACCTTGACCTGGACATGGAAGTTATCCGGCAGGACCCAGTCGTGGGACAGGGCTTCCGGGTTCCACAGCTCGGGGAATACTTCGTTCAGTTCCCAGGCGGCCGGGGCCAGTTCTCCCATGGTGCTCTGGAAGGCGGCGAGCAGGGCACCCTCGCCGAAGATCTCCTTGGGCTTCGCCGTCGAGCCGTAGATCGCCGGTACGATGGCGCCCTTGATGTCGTCCCGCTTGATCTTGGACTCTCCGCCGACCTTGGTGAGCATGTGCTGGTAGACGTTGGTGTAGGCGTCCTCGCGCTTGCCGGTATTGACGACGTTGCACAGTTCGGCGGCCGAGCGGTCACCGGTCAGGACGGCCAGGATCTGGATACCGCTGGCGGTGGCATCGAGGCTGATCGGGTAGCCGATCGGCTGGCCGGCCTTGACCTGCGCCCACGCCTGGACGCCGGCGTAGTACATGGCCGGGTCGGCGGCCTTGGGCAGCATCTCCAGGAGGTGATCTTCGTGCTCGTTGAACCAAGCAAGCCGCTGATCCCAATCCTGCTTGTCGAGGCCGTAGCTGTTGGCGATGTCGATGGCCAGGTACTGGCGTGCGGAAAACCTTTGCATAACGCGCTCCTTAAGGTTTGATGGCTTGATGTGCGGGGGTGCTAGGTTCTTGGTTATAATTAGAGCTATGTCCAACCGATGGCCCATCCGATGGTGTTACCGGCACGGGAGACGAAGGTCACCCTATAGGCTGCCTCCCATGTTCCTTGGCGTTTTGGGGGGACATGCCTCACCTTGCCTGTGACGGTACGGGGGTGCTGTCACAGGGTTGGTGAGGGTGTTGGGTTCTTGGTTCGGGTAGGGCAGGGCGTCAGTGGACCGAGGACGGGGTGGTGTCCGTCTTCTTCTGCGGAAGGTTCTGCTTCAGGTACCATTCGACAACCGGGCAGGTCATGATGCGGTGCATCTCGTCGTAGCCGTAGTTGTAGGCGGCGATCTGCTGCTCGGTCCAGTGGCCCCAGTAAGACCGGGGCTGAGAGGCACGGGCATGGTTCTGGCCCATCTCCTGGATGGTCTCCAGGATGCGGTTGGCGGCGGTATTCGGTTTGAAAAAGCTCATTCGATGAATTCCTTATCAGCGAGTTCAATAACGGCCTTGTTCCAGGCCGCACCTTGATAAGTCGCATGGTAGCCCATGCAGTAGATGCGGCCCCGCTTGTCGTACCGGTGCGTCAGGTGGAAGTGATCGCCCTCGGTCATGAGGAGCTTGATCACCTCCCGCGAGGTCCGGTCGTATTTCTCGAACGCCTTGCGGCGCTTCTCGAAGTCCTCCTTGGTTTCGCCCTCCTTCGGTTTGTCGAGATTCCGCCACTTGTTCTTGACCATCGCGGCGGTCTCGGTGTTGATCGTGAATCGGGTCTGGTTGACCCGGTTGATGTGGTCGAGGCAGACATCCTCCTCGTGATGGTTATCGCGTAAAATGATCGAGCCCTTGGCGGTCAGGTAACCGGTTTCCCGGTTGCTCCGGACCTGCTTGGGCTCGACCACCATGGGCAGGGGAAACTGGAAGCGGTCCAGCTCCTCCTGAACGTCGGCGCTGATCGTGAACTTGACGATGAACAGCTTGAGACCGGCGGCATAATCCACAAGGTCGGCCTCGGCGCACTTCAAAATCATGTCCGCCGTATCCTGGCACGGTTTAGAGCTATCCTTGAAGTGGTGCTTCAGGCAGCCGACCAGCGTCTGTAGGGTAGTTCTCTTGTGTAGGGCCATCTGAACCAGAAGGCTGATCCCGAACTCTTCCGGGATACCCTGTGCGGTCATGTAGCTCGCAAAATCGAAGTCCGGGCAGGCGGTGAACTCGCGGCGGATGCGGGGCAGGAGCTGGTTGTTCGAGTACAGTTCTTCCAGCGCGATCTGACGATCCAGGGTCTGTTGGTCGGGCATAACGCATCTTCCTTCCAAGTTAGGTTGAGGGTGTCGATTCACCGGTACTTCAGGCGCTGGTAGCCTCGGATGGTGCGGCGGATGTGCGGCATGCAGGGGAGGCTGTAGCCCCGGAGGCGGCTGAGTTGGTTCCACTTCCGGATGAATTCGGTTCTCAGCATCATAGCTTGCGAAACCGCTCCCAAAGGGTGCGGGTGGTGTTCTCCAGCTTGGCCAGGTGGCGGTCCTTGAGCGGATCGGTGCCGGTCCTGGTCAGCATATCGACGTGGGCCGTCATCTCCCGGCGGGTCGCCTTGATCTTGGACCAGAGGGCGGCCTGGTCCTCGGTGCTCAGGCTCTTGGTGGTGTTGGGATCGAACTTGACGTGCTGGCAGTTGGGTTCGCGGCACATGGTCAGTCACCCCTGACTTTGACGAGTGCGGCATCGCGTGCGATGCGCGCGTTTTGAAGTTCCTCCTCATCGTCGTTGGCTTCCGCCCATTGCCATTGCATCAGGGCTGAGTACATGGCCGTTGATGCGGCGGTCAGACGGGCGTTCTGTGTATGCGCCTCAGCCAGTTGATCGAGCATCGCATCCGCGAACTCAGGATCTCTGGTCAGACGTTCCTTGATGGTGATGCGGGAATCGCGGGTCAGCATGGTCATTTGTCCTTCAGGGCACGGATTTCACGGGCGGCGACGCCTGGGCTGATCAGGAAGGCAAACTTGCCTCCCAGCGCTTCGATGCGGGATGCCGCCTCTTCAAGCCCCAGGCTCCGGCCGACCAGTACTGCCTTCGCACGTTCGGTAACGAGGAAGGCCGCCAGGTCTTCGTGGGGGTTCTCGCTCATAACCAGTCCTCCTCGTCCCACCCATCGGACTCGATCGGGTCGCAGTCTCCCGAGCTGTGCTGGATCGAGATCCGATCCGCCTCCAGCTCGATCAGGTTGT